TCTCCTTCACCAACAACGCAGGAGATATTACAGGGGTTACTGCCGGAACAGGACTGAGTGGTGGTGGTGCGAGTGGTGCAGTTACACTTGCTGTTGATTTATCAGAATTAACAGACATGACTGCTGCTGTCAATTCCAGCGAAGATGAGTTGATTATACTAGATAATGGTGCGGATAGAAGAAAATTAATCTCAGAGATACCATTATCAGCATTCAATAACGATAGTAGTTTTACTTCTAATGCAGGTACAGTAACACAAGTATCAGTAGGTACAGGTTTAGATGTATCAAATGCAACTACTACTCCAACTATTAGTATTGATTTGTCTGAGTTTACAGATATGACTGCTGCAATTAATTCAAGCCAAGATGAATTGATTCTATTAGACAATGGAGCAGAACGTAGAAAATTAATATCTGAAATACCACTTTCAGCGTTTGATAATGATAGTGGATTTACAACTAATACTGGTGATATCACCGCAGTTGTAGCAGGTAACGGTCTAACTGGTGGAGCAACCAGTGGTTCTGCTACACTCAACATCGGTGCGGGAACTGGAATAGATGTAGCAGCAGATGCAATCTCAGTAGATGTATCTGACTTCATGACTAATGGAGCAAATAACAGAATCGTAACTGCAACAGGCACAGATGCCATGAATGCAGAATCAGGTCTTACTTGGGATGGTACTACACTAATAGTAGATGGTCATGCCGGAGATGCAGTATTATCATTAAGAGCAGATTCAGACAACTCAGGTGAATTAGACCAACCATATATGGAGTTCGTATTAGATGGAGGTACAACACACTCATCTATTGGGCATTCATCTGATGTGTTCCATAATGACAATACAGACAATAACACACTGATTATCGCTAACTCAGTAGCGACTAACGATTCAGGTTCAGGAATAGTTCTCAAAACAGGAAACTCGGCAGGACATGAGAATGCAGTAGAAGCCTTGAGGATTGGCCCTGATAGGAAGATTAGGTTCAACGACACATACACATTCCCACTTACTGATGGTAGTAATGGACAGGTTCTAACTACCAATGGTAGTGGAACATTATCCTTCACAACAGTTAGCGGTGGTGGTGGTGGTACAGATACCAATACATTCGTTATTGTTGGTGAAGAGTCTGATGTTCATATCGCTAGTACGGCGGCTGCTGGTGGAGCAAATGGTTTCCAAATGTCTTTCGGTAATGGAGCAAGGAACACAACTAATTCTTCAACAGGAACAGACTTTGGTGTTGCTTTACCTGTTGCTTGCACATTGTCTAGAATAGACATAGCATTCGGTAATAATGGTAGTGAAACAAATTCCAGTAATCAGACAATGACCGTTTTCAAGAATAGGTCAGCCAGTACAACTACAATGCAATTCAATGCTAGTGGAACTGGTGGTAATGCGTTTGTTAGGTCATTCACATCATTAAGTGGTGATGGTCTATCTTACGCAGCAGGAGATACTTTCAACTTAAGAACAACAGGAATGCAAGGATATACTAATACACAAGTTGGCCCTGCAAGAATGACGGCATACTTTACGGTAGCATGAGGTGATTAGATGGCAATAGGAGAACATGGAGAAGAAATAACGATTAGCATGGAAGAGGCGATGGCAAAGGTCAGATACTCTAGAGATTGGATGTTAGAAACATATGTAGATTTTTATCAATCTAAACCCTTGTTGTATAATGCATTAACACAAACAGAACAACAACAATTAGCAGATTACAGACAAGCACTTCTTGATTGGCCTGAAGCAATACAACAAATATATGGTGATACTCCACCTAACTCATACGCTAAATATCAGCCATACCAACCTGATTTCTTTCAGAATCATCCAAGGGGTATAATGTTCGTAGACCCACAATCTCCGCTAGGTCGCACTTTGGCTGACAACTGATTTCGCATAACACTGAAAATTTTTCGCAAAAAAAAGGCAAAGTGGCCGAAGGATTATTCCTCCGACCACAGTGCTTTACATTCTCTACATCGCCAAATATGTAGAGTCTCTTGTGAACCCACGACCTTGCCCTTTATCCTCTGAGGGATGGTGTCCTCAGAGCAAGAAGGACATGTTTTAGTTAGGGCCAGTACGACCACGCTCTTCGCTAATTAGGTTCTCCATGTACTCATCTATGCTTTCTTCGGTATACTTTGAATTACCGAATGCTGCAAAGAACAACAGAGAAACTAGAATAACGAATATTATCCAGCCTAGCCATTCCCAAGGTGACATTACCAATCTACCTCCAAATCTTTCATTATTTCTTCCTCTATGGAAAAGCCCTTCACCATCTTATTCTCTTTTCCATGAATCCACAAATCATATACGAGTTCACAATCTTTCAAGCAGTAATCTGCTACTTCCGAAAACTTTCCATCTTTCCAAACTAACGGAGCGTCTGCACTATCCATTAGTTTATCTGCGCCTAGAGTATTCTGAACTAAATTAGAAAGAGAGTATCTCTCACCATATGACTTGTTCAAAATTCTACTAGTGTCAATGTACGCTTTGTCATCTAGATATTTTTTGATACAGTAGATATCCATAGCATTTTTCAACACGGCTAAATCGAAGGAGACTATATTGTGTCCTAATAGTATCCCATTATTCTCATGATGCTTATCTAAATCAAATTTTAGTTCAGATAGTGGTTTTACAGATACATTTGACTTTCTTATCGATTTGATAGGTTCGTCAATGTATACTGTTCCATGATTTCCATCCCATGTGCAGACAGTAGATACTTCAAACATGTGGGTATTGCCCCAACCCCCAATCTCATGAGAGTAGTTTTTCGTTTCTATGTCTAGGGCTAGAACGTTCACTCGTCACCACTTTCCCCTGTCCAAAGATTTGCTAGTTTCTTAGCCTGAGCCTCTGCTGGATTTGGCGCAATGATTAGGTTTGGTTTAACCATCCACGCCACTAGATGTTCTCCGCCACCGACTGTTATCATCGTTGACAGATACCATCCATCACTCCCGTATGTATTCAGGGACTCATTTATCACTTTTGGGCCATCACTAACACTAAACACCAAGAACTGATGCTCGTATGTATCTTTCTTACTCATTTTTCTTTTCCTCCTTTATCTTCAAATATGTTCTAACCCCAATTTTCTTGGTATCGAACATACTGGAAATCTTCTTGAAGTTGTTGTAAACCGTAGTTTGACCCTTCTTCGTATCTTCTCGCACTCTTGAAAGTAGAAGAGTCTTGTTTACCCATCCTTCATCCCCCTTCTTTCTCAGCCCCTCGTATGCTTCTCGGAACGCATTAATGCCTACTCGCTCATGCAACGCATGTGTTTTCACCTTCAATGCTACGTCAAGCCACGACACAAGCGATTTATAGCATTGTCGAATAAGCGAAGAGGCTTGTCGTGCGTGTCTTTCAGTCACAATATACCTCTTACTTGGGTCTTTGATGTTAGGTGCTTCTGCTATACAGCATAACACAGATAGTCTTGTCATGGTCTGATTTAGCCTTGTTATGAAGTTTCCAGCAATCTCAAACACTTCAGGTCTACTGTTAGCAACATAGTTTCTCATCTTGATTGACTCATTCTTCAGAGCATCATTATACCCCTTACCAAAGGTTATTGTTTGTAGCGGGTCTTTCCCACTTTCATCGAATCTTTTTCTCAATGACTCATAGATGATAACAAAATTCTGTGCGAACTTTTTGATTGGTGCATCCTTGGGTTTGATAGTCCCAACTTCATCTAGAACTTTCTCTCTCAATTCATCTTGAACTTCCTGTGGAACTTCCTTGATGTAAATTAGAGTTCTCTGAATCACACCCTTCTCAGCAATAACATTGGTCAGTGTCTTTGGAATGTATGTAGTAGCATAGATACTTCTCTGACATCTACACTCTATGATATCACCATCACGAAGTTTCTTTCTTATAATCCAATTCTCGCCATGAAGAGTATTCATGAACTTGTTAAGATACATGATTACGTTCTCTTTATGCTGAGACTGCTTGAATACACCTGAGTATTCAAACTCGTCATAGGCAACTAATCCACTTCCCTCAAAACCACCATCGATTTGTGTTGGTATCTCGACCCACTCCATGTCACCATCATCGTTCTCGATTCTTTCCTTGTCTATCTTCATAGAACCGATAAGAGCAGCATCAGTAGTATCATCGACTGAGAATACATCATAGTCAACATTGTACTTGTTATTCAATATTCTGAATGTCTCATTGGCAACAGGCCCAAAGAAGTTATACATCTCAGTCTTACCTGTTCCTGATGTTTGCATCCAAATGAATTGTATCCTAGTATCATCAACCCTTCTACCACTAGGTATAGCAACCATGTCCTTTGCTAGTTGTCCTAGTATAACGAAGAACCCTATTGCAGCAGGTATCTCATTGTACTTTGAAACATCTGCTGCGCTCTTCACATACTGCTCAACCACTTTAGGCAAACCAATTGCTTTTGGTTGTGGTATAGGCGTTTCATCACCTAAGCCTTCGTAATACATTCTATCTTCATCATCATATTCATTATCATTCATGTTATCACCATTTTATCTTCTTTATTCAGCACATCGATTAGCCTTTTGGCAATCACTTTACCGAAGCCTTCCAGTTCACATATCTCCTCAACCGAGGCTTCTCCTATCTCCATGATAGAGCCGAATCTATCTATCAGGAGTTTTGCTTTCTTTACACTGATTCCTTTTACAGTGCAAAGAACATCTATTCTCAAGTCTGTTGTAGCAATACGCTTTCTTATCAAACTTGGAGTGTGTATCTCTCTATCTATTGGCTGCATCTTACAGACGACTGCTATTATCCTAGCAGCCTCCTTTGCAGATGAAACCCATATTATGTTACAATCAGTATCTAATATTATCTTACCAATAGCACCATCAAACTTGTTTCTTAGCAATCTAGCGTTTTGTTTGTTGTTAACGTACATTAGATAATTCTCAACTGCATCCCTAAAGTCGCCATAAACTATCACTATGTTATTGATGAACTTTGCATCCATGTTGTCTAGTTGATTCCACAGTCTCTTGTTGATGACAGACTGTAAGAAGTCAAAGGCAGACTTTGCCTCAAAGCAAACGTCACCAAAGGTATAGTCGCCAATGTCTAACCATTCTTTTTCGTAAGGAACGTTAATCTCTCTACAATTATGAATAACCATTTCTGCTAACTCTGAGTGTTCTCTACTGTCTATCTTTAGTTTAAGCACCATCGTAATACCTCCAACATTTACCAATGCAATATCCCTGTGGGATAAGCACGTTAGAACATGAAGGGGCGTTGTATCCCTTATCTACAATTCCTCTAACATACTTTGAGGATGTCCTAGAATCCCAATCTAGCCAAACATCTTCTTGTGAAGCGATGACTTCTATTTCATCCATAATCGTCTTGTGGATTTGGTCATTCTGCTCAGAAGACAGAACTCTCTCACCCATACTCAGTAGGTCTCGATACCATTGAACCAAGTACACTCTAGCATAGTGGCTAGGATTCTCCACCATAACTGCATTATGTAGACATGGAAGTATTGGCAACTTACCGACTGGAACAGGTATGTCAACTTCTACCTCTGATATTTCAATCGCTTCCATCTCAGGAAACACCACTAATCTACTACCATTGTTTGAGGATATCTTTCTAGGTTTCTTAGCCATAGAAAGTATATCGCTCAAAGAACCTGATAGGTCTTCAACTACAAGAGGAATACAGAAATACGGATTTCCATTCTCATCAGAACTACTGAGGTTCATAGAGTTAGGAACTCTTCTCAACCTATTAGTTTGGATACCCGTTCTATCAAGCGTAGGCACACCATCACTGATTTTGGAATAATACTGCTGAATGCTTCGGATATCATCTACTGGTTCTCCATAGACAAAGACATGGAAACCCTTGCCGCTAAAATACATTTTGAAAATGGTATCCTCTTTGACTAATTCAGAAACTACTTTCTTGAGGTCTTCATATGCATTTTCCAGTGGTTCATCATGAGCATCAAAATCTAAGAACGCTCTATCCAAAACAACCGAGAAGTCTAGTTTTACTCCATTGTTGAAGTCATCAAAGTCATACACTGTCGTATAGCAGTTCATCTTCCCATTATAGGAATTGAACCAATTAACAAATTCACTCCGATTCTTTACTACTGTCCTTCTCATTTGTGGTGCGTTTCTTAGATGACTTCCTGCCCACACTTCTCTTGGCATTCTCATTTTTATTTTCCTCCTTGAAAGAAACCTTTGCTTCAAGCAACTGTTCTCTTACAACTTCTGCTATTTTTATTCTCAATTCTGACATAACTGTATTCATGTATATCTGTCCAAAAGGAGTTCTCTCCTCTGCAAACACATCAGTATCCCAAACCATCTTTAGTTTGTCCGTTGTAGGCATCTTCTCGTATATTATCTCAGCCAAATTATCAACAGTCTCAGATACATTTGCTATCTCTGAGAAACTCCAAACCTTTTGATTTAGTTCTTCTTTTACCATTTTATCTATCATTTTTCTTTCTCCTTTTCTTATATTCTTTTTTCGCTTTGTAGTAGTCTTCCCACTTCATTAGAACCAACTCTCGGTGTTAGCCGCATCACAAATGCCAAAGAAACTACAATTTGAACATGTCTTTGCAAAATACTTAGTTGGGAAGATACCTGTCTCATATGAGTGAATAAGTTGTGCAATACCTTTCTTCACTGCTGTTATGCTACCTTTCTTGACTTCTTCCACATAGATGTAATTAGCCGCAGGATAGTACCAACCCCAATGAGAGATAGGTATCTCAGGGTCTAGCCCCCACTCTATCAACTTCTCATCAGGTGTGTTCTCAAAGAGAATCTTGTAGAAAGCCATCTCCTTCCTCATCATGGTAGTCTTCCAATCTTTCCAACCACCAGTCTTCAACTCCATAGGAATGTATCTATTTCCTTCCTTGAACATACGGTCAATTATACCCTGAAGGTGAACAACATAATCCTGCTTAAGCGGATACTTTGGATTCTCATCCTTGTTGATTACAATCTTAGCATCTAGCATTATCTCATTGATAACTGGAATGAAATCATCTGTTGTTCCTTCTTCCTTCGCTTCTATGAATCTATTAGCCTCAAAGATTGACATTGCCTCATACATCTCATCATAGTCATCTATTGGGTGAAGTTCCATGCAGTAATTCACAAGTTCCTCATAGGACATATCCTCTGCTTTCTTTACATCGAAAGTATTGAAGAAATCCTCTCTCGCATTGTGTATGATACTTCCCTTAATCATAACCTCAGTTGTTTCTATTGGCATTCTTTCTTTGTATTGAAACTCATATCTCTTAGGACACCATTGGTAAGAACCAAGTGACGACTTTGATATCTTCAATATGGGATACTCTTCATCTCCATAGTATTCAGGTTGCCATTGATATGTATATTCATCTGTATTACTTTGTCTCATTAAAACCACTCCTCTAGTGTCTTTTGTCTATTGTCTACTGATATCTTCTTGATATCCCAACCCATCGCTCGATAGATTGGCTCTGCTTTTTTGATGACTGATTCAGCATAGTGTGACCAGTC